AAGGAATCTACTTACTTAATCGACTTTGAACTTCCCAACGGAATCATAATTGAAACTAAGGGTCGGTTTAAGTCTGAGGATAGGGCAAAGCACCTCTTGATTAAGCAACAGCATCCAGAACTTGACATTAGGTTTGTCTTCAGCAATAGTTGGAATAAGTTAAACAAGAGGTCTAAGACTACATATGCTGACTGGTGTGATAAGCATGGCTTCAAATGGGCTGATAGACAAATACCAAAGGATTGGATTAACGAATGATTAGATGGTTAAAGGAGAAACTACTAGGAAAAGGGCCATCGGAAGATCGGCACACTGACCAAGTGGCGTTGCAACCAACATCGGCAAAAGTCTACATCTGGGGTGTAGTTGACGGTCCCTACCTTCGTGATGACTTCCCAGAGGAAGAGCTTTGGGACAATGGTATCCCTGAAGAAGCAGAGGCAATGCTTGTGTGTAAGATCGAAGAAGGTGGTGAGGTGTCCTTGGTAAACTACTGGTATGAGTCTATGGACGAAGCCTATGAGGTTAAGAAATACTTCGATGTGAACATAGAACCACTGGAGGTTAGACATGGTAAATAAAACAGCAGTGGTTTATAGTTGTGCGCACTCTGACCCCTCAGTAGGAAATGAACGGTTTGATTGGCTGGGGCAATTCCTGTATGATCTTCGCCCTGATTATGTAGTTGACTTGGGTGATGGTGCTGACATGAAGAGTCTTAACAGCTATGATACCCGTTATCCCCAAGCTATTGTGAGCCAGAGTTATGAAAAAGATATTGAGGTCTATAACGATTCTATGGAGCGCACTAGGCGTCCGTTCAAACAAGCAAAGCGAAAACGCCCCAAGTTCTTTGGATTTGAAGGCAACCACGAACATAGAATCAAAAAGGCTATCCAACACGACCCACGACTTGAGGGAACCAACTACGGGATTTCCTTCGGGCATCTTCAAACAGACTACTGGTTCGACGAATACCACGAGTACCACAATAGCGCCCCAGCCCTCTTTAGTTACGATGGTGTCCTCTACGGGCATTATGTGTCTAGTGGGAATTATGGTTCTGCTATGGCAACTAAGCATCATGGGCATTCTCTTATTGAAAAGCTGGCCTGTTCTGCTACTGTCGGTCATAGTCATAAATTCAATTATTACCATAAGGCTGATGCTCGCCCTACGCCGCTTAATGGCATGAACTACAAAAATGTGACCTGATCGTTACTAACCCACCTTTTTCTCGTGATGTGTTATTGCCTATGATTGACCACTTTATCACGTTGAAACCCACTTGGCTTTTGCTTCCGGCTGACTACATGCACAATAAGTATTTCAGTCCTTATGTAGCTAAGTGCAGTAAGATCGTGAGTGTTGGCAGGCTTAAGTGGTTCAAGGACAGTAAACACACAAGCACTGATAATTTTTGCTGGTATTTTTGGCAACAAGGTGCTAAGGAAGATGCACAGACAACTTTTTATGGAAGGAGTTAGAGTTGTTGACACAAGATCAAATTGAAGACTGGGAATCGTCAGAGAGCTACTATAACGCGGACCACTATCCTATCAACATGACGCCTCTTGATATGGTAGCTGAGTTCTGTAAGACCACTGGACAAACACCCACACCTAGCCTTTATGTTAAGCTCATTGGTGAAGAGATTGATGAGTGGACTGGAGAGGGTATGGTTAGGAGTGAGGGCGACCTTAAAGAACTGGCTGACCTCGTGTATGTCCTGTATGGCTATGCACTCTCTATGGGCTACAATCTAGATGAAGCTGTTCGTAGGGTGCATGAGAACAATGTTGGTCGTTGTGTGCAACCGGATGGAACTGTCAAACGACGAGAAGATGGTAAAATCCTAAAGAACAAAGACTTTCCTAAAGTAGACTTGAGTGATTTGCTATGACTTACACACCAGCTTGGGTTATAGCAGGCGATGGTATCATCAACCAATATCACGAGGGCCGTATCTCTCTGGAGTATGCTGAGAAGAAACTTGACGACCTTGGTGTACCCCAGTCCATGAAGAACCGACTATATGAAAAGGAAGAGAAAGAACAAAATGACGAATAACTACCTGCCCACAGCCTACCAAAGTTTTATTCATAAAAGCCGCTACTCACGTTGGGTTCCTGAGGAGCAGCGCCGTGAGGAGTTTAACGAGACTGTTTCCCGTTTCATTGACAACATCGTAAACCAAGCCCTTACCTCTGTTGATTATGCAGGAAACATTAACCACGAGATTGAGCAAGCTATCCTTGGTCTTGAGGTAATGCCTTCGATGCGGGCTATGATGACTGCTGGTAAGGCTGCTGACCGTGACAACACTTGCATCTACAACTGTAGCTACCTCCCTGTGGATGACCCCAAGTCTTTCGATGAGGCTATGTTCATTCTTCTGTGTGGCACAGGCGTAGGCTTCTCTGTAGAGCGTCAGTACATCAACAAACTACCAGAGGTGCCTGACACGCTCTACGACAGCGACACAACGGTTGTGGTTAAAGACAGCAAGGAAGGGTGGGCCAAGTCCTACCGTCAACTCCTGAGCCTTCTCTGGGCTGGTGAGGTGCCTAAGTGGGACGTGTCTAAGGTTCGCCCTGCTGGAGCCAAGCTGAAGACGTTTGGTGGTCGTGCGTCTGGCCCTGCCCCTCTGGAAGACTTGTTCCGCTTTACTATTGATAAGTTCCGTAATGCTGTTGGCCGTAAGTTGAGTTCTATTGAGTGCCACGACATTATGTGTAAGATTGGTGAGATTGTTGTAGTTGGTGGTGTTCGTCGCTCTGCTATGATTAGTCTTAGTAATTTGTCCGATGACCGTATGCGTCATGCTAAGTCTGGTCAGTGGTGGGAATCCCAAGGTCAACGTGCTCTGGCTAATAACTCTGTAGCCTATAGTGAAAAGCCTGACGTAGAGACATTCATTCGTGAGTGGACAGCGCTGATTGAGAGTAAGTCAGGTGAGCGTGGTATCTTCAACCGTGTAGCAAGCCAGAAGCAAGCCGCTAAGAACGAGCGTCGTGATCCTAACTACGATTTTGGCACCAACCCTTGTAGTGAGATTATCCTTCGTCCGTACCAGTTCTGTAACTTGACAGAGGTTGTAGTTCGTGCTACTGACACTCTTGAGGACTTGGAACGTAAGGTTCGTCTGGCTACGATCCTTGGGACTATTCAGTCTACCTACACCAAGTTCCCGTATCTGCGTAAGGTGTGGCAAAATAATACGGAAGAAGAGCGTCTGCTTGGGGTCTCCCTGACAGGCATTATGGATAACCCGCTTATGACAAGCGCCAATAAAGGATTGGATAAGACTCTTGAACATCTTCGGGAAGTTGCTGTTAGCACTAATGCTGAGTGGGCTGTAAGTCTTGGCGTCCCTGCTTCTACTGCTATTACTTGCGTCAAGCCCTCAGGAACTGTGTCACAACTCGTTGATAGTGCCTCTGGCATTCACACAAGACACTCTGAGTATTACATTCGAACAGTGCGAGGAGACAACAAAGACCCTCTAACCCAGTTTATGATTGACCAAGGTGTACCTAGTGAGCCGTGTGTTATGAAGCCCGACAATACGACAGTGTTTAGCTTCCCGCAGAAGGCTCCAGAAAAAGCAGTTACTCGACACGACATGGGTGCTGTGGAACAGCTTGAGACTTGGCTTACTTATCAGCGTCACTGGTGTGAACATAAACCGTCTGTTACTGTAAGTGTCAAGGAAGATGAGTGGTTGGACGTAGGTGCCTTTGTCTACAAACACTTTGATGAGATGTCTGGTGTGAGCTTCCTGCCCTACGATGGCGGTACATACCAACAAGCGCCTTATCAGGAGTGCGACAAGGAGCGGTACGACCTAGTTATGGGACAGATGCCTAAGTCTATTGATTGGTCTAAATTGGCTGAGTATGAGCAAGAAGACAACACGGCTGGTATGCAGACGATGGCTTGCACCTCATGTGGCTGTAGGCAAGGATATTGGATATCTACCGGGAACCTTGGCTGAAAAGTGTGAGCCTTGGGCGTTACCTGTAGTAGATGTCTTAGAGCGTCATTTGACTAAAGGGGTTGTAGAGACTGGGCTTAAGAACTCAAACATAGAGATAGCGCCACTTGCACTTATGAGAGGCCGTAGCTTTGAAGACACCTTCGTGATTGTAGATGAGGCACAGAACATCACATTACCAGAACTTAAGATGTTGGTTACTCGTATTGGTGAAGGGTCTAAGTTGGTTCTTAATGGTGATATTCAGCAGAGTGATCTTAAGGAAGGTGATGGCCTAAGTAAGATTGTTCACTACGCTAAGAAGCATATGCTACCCATACCTATCATTGAATTTACTATTGACGATGTGGTAAGGAGTGATATATGTAAGCAGTGGATTAAGGTGTTTACTGAGGAAGGAATCTAGTGAACTACTGGGAATACATACGAGAGGAGTACAGGAAGTTGGAAGATAACGTAAATAGTCCTGCACATTATGGAAACGGCAGTATCGAATGTATTGACTACATACAAGACTTCCTAAACCCTGATGAGTTCCAAGGATACCTACGAGGGAATATTGCTAAGTATCTGCACAGGTTTCCTTACAAGAATGGTATAGAGGACTTGGAAAAAGCAAGATGGTATCTTAACAAACTCATAGAGGTGACCAACAAATGACACTTACCCCAATTTTACTTGTAGCTAATTTTATTGTAGCCCTCCTTCTAGTACTAGTCGTAGGTTATATGTGGAGGCTTATGGCATCTCTATCTGTAGTGGCTACATACACCACACTATACCTGAACGATAAATACGGGGATTTTGGAAACAAGCAATTTGAGGAGATGGAATGATGAAAGTTTTACTAGCTATTCTAGCACTGGCCCTCCCAACACTGTCAATGGCAAAGGTGTCCTATGACGAGGAGACTAGCACACTGCGTATTACTGGGCAGACAGATATGGTCCAAGTAATTGATGCCTCTAATATCATACGAGAAGAAGAGATTAAGTATGTTGAAATGTGGGGGCCGGGTGGTTATATGGAGATGGGGCTACAGCTTGGTAATCGTATCTCTCGTATTGAAGGTGTGACTGTAGTTGTCCCTAAAGGTAAGCGTTGTATTAGTGCTTGTGCATTTGCAGCTATGGGGTCTAAGCATCTACGTATTGATGGTAAACTGATGCTACACCGTCCTTTCATTGTTGCTGCACCCATCACAGTTCCACTAGAAGACATCCTTGCCTACATGGGAAAAGGTTACCTCAAAACTGCTTACTACCTTGAGGACCACGGTTACTCTCGCCATGTCATGAATCTGAAACACCCAAATCATTCTAGATGTGAGTACGCTGTTAGGCTGCACTACAACAGAAAAAGCCCCCACCAAACTAATGGTAGAGGCTCTTAGTTCGTGCTAACGCACTGTGAGAATGGCTCGTCTGTTAATTCAGGCGGGCTATTTTTTATGTTTCAGTAGACTTAGGATTTGTTCTCCCCACCTAACGGGGCTGTCCATGAAGAGGGCTACAGCAAAGGCTATGATAAGCCACACAGGAACTTCATTAACCACTACAGTCTTGACTTCCTCAGCCTGAACCTTATTGGTATCACTTGACTGTCGTATATTCCTAGCTTTAGGTCTTACGAGTTTCTGTTCTGTTACTTGTGTAGTCCCTATCGTCTGACTGTTTGTCTTACCAGCTTGAACATTGGCTGCTGTATTAACTCCGCTCCCTTTAAGGAGATTAAGAGGGTTTGCTCCGCATCCTGCTGTTAGACTTACCATACCAATCAATACCAAAGGCAAGAGCCGAGTACGTGAAGACGGGCCAGACAAGCATTTCAATAAGGCTTTCATCTTTAGTCTCCACTATATAGGCAAACCATACAAGAAGGATAATAGCTAACTCCCTCTTGAACGTCTTACTTTTGTCGGTTTTCGTTTCTTTCGACTGCATCTCGGATAGCCTTTAGGTTTTCATCAATACGGGCCAACATGACAGCTTGGTTCTGCACAATATCTTCTACGGCCTCAAGTCGTGTTTCCTGACGGATTAGTTGCTGTTTGTTCATATCTACATCGTTGCGTAGTGTGGCTACAAACCAAATCAGTGCAACAGTCTGGGCCATAATAGCTAAGATGAAGGTCACGGGAACACTCTTACTTAGGTGCCATTCCTTGTCATTACTCATTACGGGTAAACCTCCCTGTCTAACTCGTGGTGAGGTGAATCCCAACCCCAATCATGTCCGTGAACAATATCTACACCAAGCTCTTCAGCAGCCCTTGCCATAGCCTCTACGATAGGGATGAAATCTTCTCTTTCCCAAGTAACAGGATACGGAACAATGTCTACAGCATGGCCTGTCAGGTGACGTGAGTTCATAGTCTTAGACTTGCCTCGAGCCACCAACTTACGTTGACGGTCAATGTTACGGATACCCTCAATCACACTAAAGTCCTGTTCAGTAAT